GTCCAGTTCTTATAAGTAAACTCAACGGTGATCTCACTGATCGCACCCCTCTTATCGTCACTCAATTGTTCTTGTGTGTACGACGTGGGGTATGCTCGATAAAGATCCCACCGATGAACAACTCTGCCGGTTTGTGTGATGTCGACACTTGCACTGAGGTTGGTGTTGATAATACCAAGATCTTTGTTCTTGTTTACATCAATGCCGGGAAATGCACGTCCCCTGTCTAGTTGAAAGATTTGAATTTGTTGCATGTAGTCATCCGGATATGCAACACTAATGTGACCTTCTCCCGCATCATTGTATCGACCAATAATTGAATTCTGCCAGTTCTCTATGTATGAACGAGTTAGTTGATCGTTGAGAACTCGAAACGTCATAGACACTGGAGGGTTTGCATACCCATATGCAACCATGTCCCGATCACCATGAACATCTCGTTGCACTGTCAATAGATTTCGAGTGGGTAACTGAACAGATCGACAAAAGAATTCAACGTTTTGTTTTTGTTGACCTGTTAAATTTCTCGTAGGTAAAACCACGTAATATAACGCAGGGTTTGCGAATCCTTTACCCTCAGTAATACGTGACTTCAGATCATCTACGTTTGGTATTCTCATGAGATTGCTCTCCGTGCATCTGCATACGCTTGACTTCGACCACCTTTCTGCCATTGTGCGGCAGGTAAGAAAGTCGCAATCTCCCATTCGGGTGGTGGTACGTAAGACAGGTTACCTTCCACTTGACTGGTGAGATAGTGTTTGTAACATGGTTTGAAGTAACGCATGGATGTCGCTCTTTTCAAAAAGTTATACGACACATTGAACTTTGTTGTCTCATCAAACCTCTTATTATTTGTAATACTCATCAACTCATCGAGGAACTTTGCACGTAATGGTATCGGTAGGTAGTGCAAGTTCATACCATAGAATCCCTTTGGTGCAGGACCGACTGCAATAATCAACGGAAACGCATCCCAGTATGGAAGAGTGTCTCGATGTTTTGCATCGTAGAAAAACATGTACATTGACCCCGATGCAGACCGTGCGCGTTCTTCGATCGGGTCACTCGCCATAAGTTCTCTACGATTGACTCGCATATTCTGCACACGTTTACGGAACCATGCGCGTGACTCTCGTGTGCGTGGTGTGATCCCCGCACGGAACGCTTCGAACTCTACCTTCTGAAATAAATTTTTAGCCACGCTCTTCCATCATCCTAGATGCCTTGTTTACCCATATCTGTGGGAATAAACCGTGTACGAATAACACGAATGCAACACTCCATGCAAAACGAAGGTGTCGCCAGTATGATTCGTTTATGTCTTCTAAATGTTTCATGTATCTATTTAGTCTTTTTTCTAGAGTATTTTGGTAAGGGTTTGAGTTTCTTCAAAGGTTTACCTATTAGAGATTTCAGGGGTTCAGTCTTTTCTGTCCAGATCTGAAACTCCCACCCGCGATCTTTTGCGTACTCGTTGGCAGCTTCCCACTTATTCATATTCTTCACATAGGTGAAACCTTCAGAAATATATTTCTTGGTGCGTTTAGATCCGGTGGGTGGTTTAGTCTGCGCCTCTGGTTTGATCTCAACCAGTACTGTTTTATCTTTAAAGACAATTTTAAGATCCATAAAGTAACGGTGATACTTGCGGTCAACCTCATAGAGATAGGGTATGACTACCTCTTCACTACTCCATTTCTTCACATTTGGGTTTTCGTCGCACCATCGAAAACAATGACGTTCCCACATAGAACGATAAATAATATTCGTGGGGTCACCTTCATATTTTGATTTGTTCTTCGGTGTGAATTTACCTTTATACGCCACAATTTCCCTATAAATAGAACTACAATAACTCATTTATTTAGAGATATAACTATGGCATACAACCCATACGCGCAAGAACGAATCGATCGTCGAAAGGCACAACTGTCAGAGAAAAATCAAGGAGACGCGTACAACGAAGAACGCGTTCTTGCTTCCTATTCGGCACAAGAGGAAGAAAATCCAGTTGCAGTAAATCCTTCTCAACAACAGGTAGATCGGAGTCGTAATTTTCAGTATCCATTGGGTGGACTGGTTGATACTGCCCCCGCGAGAATCGTATTCACTGCACACAAAATCGAACCGTTTTTCTCTCTTGATCAATACGTAAAGACCACTGACAAATACAAAAAGGAAGCAAACGAAAAACTCACAGAGATTCGATCAAAAGCAGAAAGGACAATTGAGTTAGCGAGGAATGGTGAGAGTACTGACGAAGAGAAAACTGAAGGTGTCCTCTCAAGTACGAAGGCGTTTCTAAAAAGTTATGAGAATACTAATGCAGAGAATCCAGTTGGATCTGTGACACTCCCACTTTTCCGTGGTCTCAAATACAGTGACGGTTCACAGTATAATGTCGTAGATGTTGGTCTTCTGGGTGCAGCAGGTGACGTTGGTGAATTCACAACAGATGATGGACAACTTACTGGCGCGGCAAAAGCACTAAGTGCACAAGCGGCAGCAAAGGCATTACCTGTCGGTACATCATCATTGGTTGGTGCTGCACTAGGAAAAATTGGAGGTGGTACTGGTGCAGGTGCATTGTTAGGTGCAGTTGGAGGTGGTAACGTCACTGATCAAACAGGTGCCATCGCAAAAGCAGCAACACGAGTCTCCGTTGCCCCGAACGAAAGAACATTGTTTGAACGTGTTAAGATGAGAACATTTAGTTTTACATTCAAAATGATTGCACGTAATGAGAAGGAACAACAAGAGATCAAAAACATCGTTCGGTTCTTCCGGACTGAAGTTTATCCAGAGGCGATTCGTTTAGCAGAAGGTGCCGCACCATTTGCATATGAGTTCCCCAATGTATTCACTATTGACATCAAAAACAGAAACGGTAACAATCCCGGCTTTGATATCCAACGTTGTTATTTGGAAAACGTAAGCACTGCGTTTAACGCAACTGCCACGGGTATGTACAATGGTGAAGAGTTTGTTGAGGTCGATGTCTCATTACAATTCAGAGAAATCAGTACACTTGACAAAGGTAAAGTTAGGAAAGGATTCTAATGTCAAATTATTTCGAAACAGTACCAACGGTTAGGTATCTCTTCGGTGATGAAACAAGTCCCGTCGAGATACAAGAATTAAACAAGTACTCTGACTTGATCGACACGTACCGTGACGATGCTGGTGTGTACATCGAGTATGAAATTCGTGATGGAGATCGACCGGATACTTTGTCAGAACGTTTATATGAAAGAAGTACTTACGACTGGACATTTTATTTAATGAACCCAAGATTGCGAGAAACGGGGTGGCCAATGACTGCGACTCAACTCATTGATCGCGGTACCACAGAATTTTTTAAGCACTATGTTGCACGACTCAAACTATCCACTGCCGATTCTGCCGCAGAGTTTGCAGACATCTATCCAACAGGAACATCTGTACTTGTAAGTGGTAAAAGGGGTGTTGTGGTACGAAAAAATCTAGATGTTGGTGAGATCGTCATTTCTTCGGATAGTGATATTCGTGGAGGGGTTACTCTTGCATATGAATCACCCGATAGTGCGGACGCACAACAATTAGGTGCGTCATTGACTAACACCGTTTACGAATGGGAAGGCACACACCATTATGAGACAGACTCCGGAGAGTGGAAAGATAAATTCTTCGACAACCTTGCGGGAACAGTCTTGAAAACAAACCTTGACTATTTGATTGATCAAAATGAGTTGTCTCGAAGTATACGAGTAATCAAGAAAGAAAGTATTGGTGTACTCGCAGGAGAAATGAAGAGACGACTAGGTGATTAATGAATAACTCTCGTTTTACAATTGTCAATGCAGATATCATTCTCTCTTCTGATACAGCAGAAGCGGAGAGTACTACTATTGATGTCAGAGACAACATTCAAGAACTAAGTTTTTATGAAAGTATTAACAAGGAGTATATCGACGCACGTATTGTGTTGTTAGATGATTTTGGTTTTCGAAACGAACTAAACACCACGGGAACTGAAAGAATATTTTTGGCAATCGCTGACGCGACAGACCCGACATTACCCATCATCAATAAAACCTTCTTCTTTTCTAAGATCAATGACATCGTGAAGACAAACGATCGTGCAGAAATCCTTTCTATTGACCTAGTAGAAGAACACGTATACGTCAACGCGATCAAGTGTATTAGTCGATCGTATGAATCGAGACTAGAGGATGCGATAGAAGACATCGGTAATCGCGACTTAGGTATGACGATGATCAAAACCGCAGGATTTACCGGTAGTGTACAAGGAGAAAGAAAAGTTCTTGTTCCTTACTTGAGTCCACTCGAAGCAATCCAGTGGTTGAAGAATAGGATGACCAGTAAAACGGGCGCACCAATATATGTCTATGCGGATTTGTATTCTCCTTACTTTTACATATCAGCTCTCGATGATTTATTGAGAGATCCAGTGGTGAACGAGAAGTTACCTCTTCGGTATACTGACGCAGCATCTGGTGCTGAGGGAGAACAAGAAGCACTCAAGTCTTATTATCAGATCAACCAGTTCATGGAGGTGGACAACGAAGATTCTCTTTCCATGTATGAAGAGGGTGCAATAGGATCACAGTATTCACAACTTGATGCAAGTACAGGACAAACCTTTGACAATCATATCACAGTTCGAGAAATATTGCAAGACTTTTATACCAATGAATTGATCAGTAAAGAAACAGTTCAATCTATTTTTGATCCCAGTCTAGTCATCTCAGGTAAACCATCTGACGAATATGACTCTTTATTCATACACCAAGTTACGTCAACGAATACATATAACCAGTTTAAAAGTTATCACGATGAGTCACAGTTGATCGAAGGTAATGTACTGTATGAATCGAGACTCAAGGTTCGCAATAAAGTCATTAGACAGATGCTCAAAAGAAACACCCTTGACATCACTATGAATGGTTCATTGTTCTTTGAGAAAAAGATTTCTCCCGGCAGACGACTGAGAGTTATATTCTTGAGTCCAAATACTTCAGGCGACTACCGTGATCTGTCTAAGACAGTTGATAAAAAAAGGTCGGGTGATTATTTTTTGACTAACCTCTCACATCACATGTCAGGGGAAACACACAATGTCAGTGCGCGAATGATAAAACTAGGTGACTTACCAAGCGACTTCATACTATGAATATACTAACACCAATCAATAGAGAGTTTTATGGAGATGACTACCGATGGTTCTTCGGTACAGTCATCAACGCTCAACCACCAGCAGGATTAGAAGGACGCGTTAAGGTACGTATCAACGGTGTGCACAACCCAAACACCACAGAGATACCAGAGAAAGATCTTCCTTGGGCACAGGTGTTGATTCCAACTACAGAAGGTGGTATATCGGGTTACGGTAAGATTCCGCAACTACTTGCAGGATCATTTGTGTTTGGTGTTTTCTTAGATGGTACGTCATCACAGATCCCATTGATTATGGGCAGTCTTCCACGATCGGAGTTTCCGACAAATATTCAGTTGGGTAAGTTAGGTATTACAGAGACAACTACACGTTTGCAAAACTCAGTTACCGATGTGTTGAAAGAGGACGATGAGTCTAACAGTCTTGGATTACTTACTCAACTTCGTCGACAGCAAAGTATGAAGTTCTTCTTGGATAATGGTTATACGTTGCAACAGGCGGCGGCAATCACTGGAGGTCTTCAGGGTGCGTCTCGATTCGTTACATTTACTGACAGCACAGAAAATATAGGTATTGCAAACTGGAGTAGAACAGACAACGTAGGTAGTAGATTTAATGGTCTACTCGCCTTCGCGCAGAACTTCCAACCACAGTCAGATTGGAGATTGTATTCTATTCAGTTACAGTACGTATTGTTTGAATTGAGAAACAGATTTGGATCTGCGAACCGAAGACTGGTAAACACAACTGACATTGAAGAAGCGAGTAAAGTCATCAATCAATATTATCTTCTCACAACAAACGAGACATCAAATCTCGCACAGACAGCGTATGATGAGGTGTTTGCATGACAGACAAGACTAAGTTAAAAAATACACTCACGAAAGCGGCACAGGGTTTTGATCGTGTTGATCTCAGTGACGCGGCATCCAATGCAGCACGTGCACAGAGTAATGCAACAGAAACAAAAGCGAATGCAATTGTCAACGAGGTTGTCGGTGGTGTACAATCTTTAACGTCTAAGTTCGACAAGTTTCAGGGTAAACTTAACAGTACAACCGCAGAGGGTCTGTTAAGTGACACGTCTAAGAGTATTGAAAATCTCAAGAGTGGATCGGTCAACGAACTGGTGTCAAGTCTTTCCGGTGCGTTTGGTTCAAAGGTAGAAGTGACGTTTACCACGGTCGATGGAATCTTGATACCGGATCAGTCTAGTCTCGATGCAACTGGAGGTGTGTCAGGAACAGCAGCGTCCGTCTTGCAACAAATCACGGGGTTAGGTGTTAGTGCAGGTAGTCTACAGAAAAGTGTTATGGATGCATCCCCAGATGGACTACTAAAAGTGGGTCAGGATCTAAAGGGTAAGATTGGCGCGTTCACTTCTTCGACCATTAACTCTCTTGCGACTGCTGCGGTGTCGAGTGTAACCAATGAACTAGAAACGGAATTGTCTTCGATCACCGACATCAACCGTACCATGACACTGCCAGGTTCAATCGATACCGACTCTGCCAGTCCAACCTTTGGAGATATCACTGATCAGGTTTACACAGCAACTAATATGCCCACAGGTGATTCTGAGTTTTCGGCAGCCATCAAGAACATCAAAACTGACCCCTTGAACTCACTCAGTAATGTTGTGACAACAAATCAAGAGATCAAACAGAATCTAACCTCTACTGGTCAGTCGGACTTTGCGGAGTTGACAGGGAAAAATGGTAGTGTAGTTCTTAACGATGCTCTCGAACAACAGAACTTACGTAATAGATATCAAGCACTCGCAGATGAAAAGAACTCTTTAATACAAGCAAGAACTACGGATGGACTAGATGTTGGTATCGTTCAGGGTTTATCTGTTCTTGAATTAGGGTCCATCATCTTTGATGTCAAGAAGTTTGCACCAAGATTGAGTGTCTTTCAAGTGAACAGAGTTATAAGTCTTTCACAAGGTGATGCACAAGAGTTGGATCTTGCGGTAGATATATTATTTAAATCGACAGGAAAACCCGCAGCAGAGATTCGTGCATTCTTAAAAGAGATCGACACCACGATTACCCGTGCAACCGCACCTAATATCGAAGAGACGGTATTTGACGAACCCTATGTTATTGGTTCATTCTTAAAACAATGGAACTCAGGACTCGATGACCCTGTATTCCCATACGTTTCGTCTGTCGAAGAACTACAGGCAGAACTTCGTAACGTAAAACGTGAAGTCACGGAGGTAGTGGTCCATTGGACTGAGACACCAACCAACAAAAATATTGGTAGTGAAGAGATCAACGAGACCCACCTTGCGGCAGGTATAGACGGCATCGGTTATCATTACGTGATTCGAAGAGACGGTTCGTTGCAACGTGGTCGACCAGTTAATCTACAGGGATTTCATACATCAAACAACGGTCACAACACACGCAGCATCGCGATCGTCTTTGTTGGTGGTATCAATGTACCAAGCGAAACAAGAAACATCGAAGACTTTATTTCTGTGCAGTCATTAACACGTAGTCAGTTTAATACGTTCGATCACTTCTGTCGTGCGTTCTACAATACATATCCTGGCGGGCAGATCGTGGGACATTCTGATCTTGACGATCTCGCAAACGATCCCGGCTTTGATGTTCGTGCGTATGTGAAAGCAAACTTCGACAAGGATTCTAAGTTTACAACACCGTTGACACAGGGACCATTTACTGTAAGTGAGATAAACTCATGACGAATTTTGACGACGAATATCAAACCCGTATATTGAAGTCGGGTATCGGAAAAGAGGTTACTCAGGGTATCCCTAAAGATGGTTTCTCTGACCCCAGTGGTGAGTTTCCTAAACGCGAATACTTCTACGACAACAGTATTAGTAAAGCAGCAACTGGTGAAAAAGTCAACCGGTTATCTTCCGGCGGTGGAGATTTTGACGTTGATCTTGATCTACCGAATCAAGAACCCTCAGTCTATCCATTCAATCAGGTGCAGGAAACTCCATCGGGTCATTCGTTCGAGATGGACGATACGCCTGGTGGTGAGCGTGTACTAATCAAACATAGAACCGGTGCAGGCATCGAGTTACGTGCAGACGGTTCCGTTCTCATATCAACTCGCAAACAAAGAGTCGAAGTCGTAGGTGGAGACTCAAAAGTAATCGTGGAGGGAGAAGGTGACCTTGTTTACAAAGGTAATGTTGATTTACGTATCGACGGTGATTTTAATGTTTCTGTCGGTGGCGACTATAAGCTTGATATCGCTGGCGATAAAATCGAGGAAATCAAAGGACGACACACCAAAACAGTAAACCGCGATCAGAATCATACAATTCGTGGTTCACGAGGTACACAGGTTGTTGGTCAATCTTCTGATACTGTATTAGGTGATCGATACCTGATTACCAAGGGTGACATGAACATGTTCACTGAAGCGAATACAGAAATACTGACCGGACAAAATCTAGTTACCACTGCGGTTGAAGAGTGGGTTGCTGCGGCATCTACTGTATCGGTGACTGGTCGATCCGCATCGTTCATCGGACACAAAGGTACGATCGGTAGTCCAACACACGACTTTTATGGTAAGTCATACGGTGGTCTGCCAGGCCAGAACACAAACCTTTCGACGTTCTATGGTACGTTTGTGGGACGCGCAACAGAGGCGATCCATGCAGACTATGCAATCAAGTCGACATTCTCTGACTTTGCAAAGGGTGCAAAGGGTGCAATCAAGGCAATCAAATCCTCATCGACAGGGGGTGCGCCACCTACAATTACAATGCCAACACCTAATATGGGTATCATGCCATACATTCCAGTGCCACCAACTGCACCCCTACCCAACCCATCGATTGTAGAGTTGATACTGTCAACGTCCAACTATGGTATCCGTGCGGTGGGTGTTTCGGATAAACTGAAAGACAAGATCTTGAAGTCGGATGACTACAAAGAATTGTTTAGTCACGATCCTAGTATTTCTGAGATTCGTTCTAAGTTACGTGATCCCGCAAATCTCAAGAACGGAGAGTTCACAAGTTACTTGGTGGGTGAAGGTAAACTCAACTCAGAGTTTAAGGTCAATATTCCAAGGAACATAGGTAGAACCGCAAACAAAGATGGTACACTAAGATTTGGTCTTGAGTTGATTGGTAACAACCCAGCGGATAATCGCAGTAAGAGATTTAAGGTGAACGAGAAGAAATGAAAATACTAGTTGATCCACAGTATAACCCAAAGGGTGATATCACTTCTGCAACAAAACTCGCGAATGGTATCACCTGTGCAAAGTTTCTAGGTGCGATTGGTTCTAGGACACAGTTCGATCGGTTGTATAACGAATCGTTTTCTGGACCAGTTGATCGTGCACAGGTTGCACGGAATCTGATTCCTCACGCTAATGCAATGAATACTGTATTGGGTAATCCAGAGTTCGCACAACATCGATTGATTGTGTCGGATGGTATTTATGAACCCTATCAAGATTTTACTGCTGACGGTTATCAAGGAGAGAAACCAACAGGTTTCAATGAAGAACGTCGATTTGGTCGAGGGATTGGATATCAGTTAATAGACGTTCACGGTAAAAGTGATCCAAGAAAAACGTTTGATCTTGCAGTATTCTGGAAAGACTACATCGACTACAACGAACTGGAGTTAGCATATGACACCTTCGATCCCAGTGGGGTTCTCACTTCATCCATTCTTCTCACGATGCCCGAAATACCAGAGGATTATGATGTATCGTATAGTTACGGTTTGAAAACAACGTTCAACGGAGCATTACAAGCCAAGTCAGAATTGTTAGAGATTCTGCCAGAATGATATAAATAAACAGAAAAGGTTTCATTGATGGCGAAGATATTTTCCAACGAAGATAAAGATCTAAACAAGAGTCCCCGCGTCGTTCGCGAGCGGGAGTATTCTGATATTGATCTGAGTCTTGATGCACGTGTTGCACCGACATACTCTTCGGGTGACGGTGACATACTTCGCAAAACAGATGCCGCTGCGGTCAAGCAGTCCATCAAGAATCTTTTGTTAACGAATCGTTTCGAGAAACCGTATCGTCCTAACTTCGGGGGTAACTTAGGGGGTCTACTCTTCGAGTTGATGGATGAGAATACTGCGGATCTCATGATCGGTCAGATTCGTGCAGCTATCGAACGTTATGAACCAAGAGCAAAGATTACAAATTTAAAGATTGTTGCAACACCTGATTACAATTCCGTTTCGGTTCAAATTGAGTTTCGTATCGTTAACACACAGTTCTCCGATGCGTTACGTGTTAAGTTAACGGAGACACCCGCAGCAGCGGCGATTCTCCCACCGGTTACGAAAGATCCTGAACCGGATGAGATTTTGAAAACAGAAAGTGGATCACGTCTGTTGACCTTCAGTAACTTGTTATTGAGAGCAGACGAACTTGATATCATAGACGGTGCAATCTTGACCGTACCAGATGAAGTACAGTTGTTGACAGAAGACGAAATAGTACTCATCACAGAAGACGTATAAGAGGAATAAAAATGGCGACTACCATCAAGTCAACAGAGTTAGATTTCAACGAGATCAAAAACAATCTCAAACTGTTTCTTGCGAAAAAGTCTCAGTTTGCTGATTATAACTTCGAAGCATCTGGTCTGTCAAATCTACTCGATGTGTTGGCATACAACACACACTACAATGCACTGCTCGCAAACTTTGCGTTAAATGAGTCGTACATATCCACTGCACAATTAAGATCTTCTCTTGTTGGTCTTGCGTCGTCTCTGGGTTACACTGTCGGTTCACGATCAGCATCATTTGCAGTTTTACGAATGTACTTGGATTTTTCTTCGGACGGAAGTAAACCCGCATCTGTATCAATGCCAAAAGGATTTGAGTTTACTACCTCAGTGGATAACAAGTCTTACACATTTAAGACTCGCGATGTTTTGACAGCATCGGACGATGGTAATGGTCTGTACTACTTTTCAGTAAACGGAAACACAAACGTATCAGTCTTTGAGGGAACACAAAAGACCAAGTCATTCATCGCAGGTCCAGCCGCAGAAAATTCTTCCTATGTGATACCAGAAACACGATTAGACTTGGACACGGTTGAGGTCAGAGTTTACGAAGACACTACTACGAGTGCATATGTTGTATACACTAACATCAACAGCACAACCTCAATCAACTCCGCGTCAAAGATTTTTGTTATCAAAGAGACACCAAATGGTTTTTATGAAGTAACGTTCAGTAACGGTACAACTCTTGGAGTTTCTCCACAATCTGGTAACAAAATCGAAGTTGTATATGATGTCGTGGTTGGTCCAGAAGCGAACGGTGCGCGGACGTTTACTGCAACATCGGGTATCAGTGGTAAGATTGTTAATATTACAACCACTACACTTTCGTCTGGTGGTTCATTAAAAGAAGATTTGGAGTCAATTCGAAAGAACGCACCCTATCAATATGCAGCACAGAACCGAGCGGTAACTGCGGAAGACTATTCATCGTTGATACTTCGAGAATATGGTAACGTGGTATCTGACGTTCAATCATGGGGTGGTGAGGATAACATCCCACCACAGTATGGAACTGTTTTTTCTTCATTGGTTTTTTCTACAACGGATTCGACTATTCAACAGACAACAAAGGATGCAATCCGTGCATTGTTCAAAGACCTAGCTGTCGTTTCATTCAATCTAGAATTTGTAGATCCAATCGAAACATTTATTGAAGCAAACGTATTCTTCCAGTTCAATCAAAACTTGACATCTGAGAATAATAGTTCTATGCAGTCTAGAGTCAGGAATACGATGAGCAGTTTCTTCGACACCAATTTGGGTGATTTTGATCAGTCATTCCGACGTTCGAATCTATTAACACAGATCGATGAAACCGATCCATCCGTATTATCATCTCGTGCAAACATTAAGATGCAGAATCGATTCGTTCCTGTAACGGGTAAATCAAACTACACAATTAATTATCCAACATCAATTGCTCAACCAGATGATGAAGATTACATTATATTGTCAGAAAACTTCCGATATAAAGGGGATGTCTGTTATCTTCGAAATAGATTAGATTCTACAGTTCTTGAATTGTTCAGTGTAAACACAGGTAAACTTATACTGGATAACGTGGGATCATATAATCCAGATGCAGGCACATTGTCACTCGAAAGTTTTTCAATCAGTCTCATATCAGGTGACCACGTTAAAATTAAAGCCATACCGGCAAACCAAGCGACAATTACACCACAGAGAAATAATATTATTAAGTATGATGCTGGGTCATCAAGTGCAACCGCAGTACTTACCGATTCATTATAAATAGGATAAACAACTTAGCAGAGTAAAATCATGTCACAGAGTCATGTAACAACCGATGGACGGAACGTCCTTTTACAATTATTGAAAGATGAAATGGATAGTGCAGTCGCAAATCCTGGCAGGTATTATATTGCTTTGTCTGGAGCGGATTCTTCTAGGGACGGTCTTTTCGATCAAATGGTTGCACGGAATGAAATGCATTTTGTTAAACCTATCAGTAATTCTTCGTTTGTGGTTCCTACATTTAATTGGACTTCGGGTCAGGTTTACAACGCATACGATGATAACAACCCAGATCAAGAAAAATTTTACGTTGCCAACTCTTTAAACGAAGTGTTTTTAGTCGTACAGACCGGTAAAAATAGTGCAGGAGTTGCACAGGGATCTACGGTAGAACCTTTAGTATCAAGTGCTGTTGCATTTCAATCGAAGAGAAAATCGTTTGCAACGTCAGACGGATATGTGTGGAGATTTCTCTACACCATGTCCGGTAGTAAGATAAACTTTTTCAAAACAAATGAATTCATGCCGGTGCAGACTATTAAAACTGCGACGACATCGGAACAGGTTGAGCAAAAAGGTTTACAAGATAATGCAACTCACGGCGAAATTATAGGTATTGCAATTGACTCTGGTGGTACAGGTTACTCATTTACACCACGAGTTGATATCACCGGTAATGGTGATAGTGCATCGTTTACTGCGACAATTAGTGACGGCAAAATCGTAAAAGTTGAAGTGGATTCAGATGGATTCAACAGAATTTTACATGGACACAGTTATGATTTTGCAAAGGTTGTTCCGTCGGCGGGTGATGCAGTCTTGAGACCTATTATCTCTCCTAAACGTGGTGTCAACTTTGATCCTATCTCAACCTTGAGGTCAGATCAACTTATGGTTCAAACCACAGTACAGGACACCGAAAACGTGACAATACCTCTTGCAGACCCAGAGAACGATTTTAAACAAGTGATGTTGTTAAGAAACATTCTTGTTCATGGTCAGAATGACTCTGACGATACAAAACTTTTCTCTAAGTC